ACAGTGCTTCGGCATCTGCAAGTAACGCAGTGAACTCCTTACCTATTCGGATTAGAACCCATGAGTTGCCGCCTTGCTCTCTGTATTGTTTATTCCACATCATTTGATTTAACATCAAACCTGAAGCAAATCTCTTGCTCGGCCAATTGGCTAAATACTTTAATTCGATCCAACCTGACTGACCGCCTCGAATGTAATGAACGTCAGGCATTCCTCGCATCACAGAGTTCTCAACTCGGTGCATGTTCACAGGACAATTATCCCTGACTAAGTTCCAGAAGTTTTTCTCACTCATTATGTTCTCCATTAATCTTCAAATAAATCTTTACCACTTTGATTCAATTCAAAATTATCAAACCATCTGCCTATTACTATACCATTATCCGATTTTCTTTCTCTCCATACTTTTTTTGCAAAACCAAGAGCCTTTGCAGTGTGCTTCATCTTTCGAAAGGCTTTAGACTCTATATGACGAATGCGCTCTCTGCTCACACCAAAAATCTTACCACACTCCTCCAATGTGTGATCCTCGATCCACCTTAGATGAAGTATGCGTTCTTCTCTTGGTGAAAGCTCTGCTGAAAGTTTTTTAATTGCGCCAATTTGAGACAAGGTCTTTTCAGAAGAACCATCTGCCATAATTTCTTTTACGCTATCTAAATCCATCGACACTTCAGCGGTTGCTTTTTTTAATTTAATTTCACGCATGTATTTCGGCCAGAGGTCTTCAGGATCTTCGCCAACCATCGCGGCAACATCAAGAGCCAAATCTGTCCAACCTTTTTCGTTGATGGGTTTAACAGTCATCGTGACAAGAGGATTTATATTGGCTGGACTTCTACCCATCTGCCTCGCCAAGTCAGCGACAGACTCATATCTCTTGCGTATCGCATTCAAGAGCCTCCCATTTCGGACAGTTACTTTAATATTAAAGTCTTTATCCATGTTCCAGAAGTTTTTCTCACTCATTATTTGTTACCTATTTTCTTTTTAGTATATGGGATCGCACCTATAATTTTAATTTTAGGAACCTTTCCAGTGTAATGCTCTACATCTTTTTGATACAAAAGTTCATTGGAGGCATAGGCATTCCACGCTTTAATAAGCAATTCATTTCTCATTGACGGCTCAAATTTATATTTTGTGTTACGAACTTCTCTCATTTCACTCTTAATTTTATTAATAAGTCTCTTAACAGGAAAATTTGGGTTCCAGTATTGAGGATGTTCATTTGATAGATCATTAAAAAAACTTTGTATTGCCGTAGAGCTTTGTGAGTTTCCTGCCTTTAAAACACTAAATGCTAAACATCTTGCACCTGCCCATTGCCCTCCAGTAACTTCTAGACTTTTTGATGTATTCTTAGTTATCCTAATAGCTTCTTGAAGAGCATTCTTTTGATTTTCAGACAGTCCAAACAAGTAAAACAATTTTGCAAAATACTGAGCATCATGTGTGCTTTTTCTAGTCGTTAAAGCAATATACTTTTCGTCTACTTCTTTCCAATCATTCGGATTGTTTAAACCAAACCATTTTCTGTGAAGGGCAATTATAGGAGATATTTTCGTAGGGTTTGCAACACCCATAGCATAAAATATATCCTTATCTTTTTTTACCATACCTGTATCTATTGTTGAAAATGCCTCTGGGTCTATACCTGAAACAAAATTCTGATTAGGAATAGATATTCCTGTATTCGCAATAGCATGAAGTCTGTGTTGACCATCTTGCAAACTTCCAAACCAATCAAATCTAATTGGATCTCCGTTAATTGCAAAATGATTATTCTTTATTTTTAATTCGTATTCTTTAACGTGAAGGGGATCTAATGGCCTATTAAGTTTAGACTCAGGGTGAGGTTTCCGATTTAAAAGATACCTTGCGGCCTCTGGTGTTAAACTAGGAACAAAATAAACATCATATATTTTACCACTAGATATTTTATTCATCATCTCTGGGTCTAAGCCGCCCATCCACTCATTAATATTTTTTGTTTTTAAGTTATTCATTATTCTTCCTCCATAAAAATTGACATTGGATCTTTGGTTACAATATCTGCGATAGACTTCTTAGTTCGCAGTGCTTGGATTATTTTACTGTCGATTGACTTGCGGCACTCGATATCAATGTAGGTCACATTTTTCTCTGTGCCTATTCTGTGCGCCCTGTCTTCTGACTGCATACGCTCCTCCAAGTTAAAGCTGTTCGAGTAGTAAATCGCATACTCAGCCTTGTTGAGCGTAATACCAATCCCACCTGCCTGTGGATTTGATAGAAAATACTTTACATCGGGGTCATTCTGAAACCTGTTAACAGCGATCTCCCTGTCGTCGTTAGACACTCCACCATGATAACTAACCGCCTCAGAGCCTAATAACTCCTCTATGGCCTTTAAATCAGCCCTGAACCTAGCCCAGATGATTGTCTTACCATTGATATTGCCTAGCACTTCCCTCAATGCCTCAATGCGTGGGTTTACTTTATCAATCGGAATAGACGAACCCTCGACTGGAAACCAACCGCATAGTATCTGTTGTAGTCTGAGAAGCCGTGTAATCGCCTCTGGAACCTCTATCATGTTTCCCTCAAGCTCTGCGATAAAAGACTTCTTCAGGTCTTTGTAGAGCTTGCCCTGAGCCGCAGACATCTCAACGTAGTGACGTTGGTATATCTTCTCAGGCAAATCCAAGCACTCACTCTTCAGAACTCTGAAGCTGTACTTGCCAAGACGCTCGGTCAGTTCATCCATATTTTGGTAGCCGACGATCTGCTTGTTTTTAAATCCACCCATCACACAGTATTTATCTTTAAACTTGTAGAGTGATGTCACCTCAAGAATGTCAGGATTAAGAAACTTAAATTGGGCGAAGACATCCTCAGCCCCTTTGGTCACTGGCGTACCTGTTAAGATTCTCTTGGCTATCACATTCGGGTGCTTGCCAAACTTGGTAATCATCTTGGTGCGCTTTGAACTCGGTGTCTTTATACGACTGCTCTCATCGATAACCATTAGCACCTTGCTCTTCTTCAGGGCTGTCATCATGTACTTCTGAGCCGTTACAGATGTGAACGCCTCGACGTTAAATGCAAATATCTTCAACCCGTCATACTCCAGAACTTCGTTGAACTTATCGATTTGCTTCTTCTTCATTTGAGATGAGTAGAAGGTAGCCCTGTATTCACAGGCCATGTGGATTGGAATCTCATTGTTAACCCAATTCCTGTGGACACCATTTGGGCAAATAACAATCATCGTGTCGATTGCCTTGTTCTCGTAGAGATATGCGGCAGTGTCGATTATGACTTTAGTCTTGCCAGTGCCTTGCTCCATGAGAAGTGCAAAGCCCCTCCTCTTCTTGCTAAGATCAAATGCCTTCATCTGGTGTGCAAATGGTTTTGTTTTAAACTTCATTTTAAATATCCAAAATCATTTGTGTTAAAACTTTATCTCCAGAGTCATAATTACTTGTGTCACCTTTTGGGTATGGGTGCGTTTTGTAGTTAAGACATTTCTTTAATATTTTTTTATCTGTTTTATTGGCGGCAAAATAAATATACCTGTGCTTGCGTGGTCGATCTATGTACTCATATATGTCTGGATTGTTTTTTCTTTCTTCTAAATTAATTTCACTAACTGTTCTCGAATGAAGATTTGAACCACGAATCCTCCACTCTGTTCTCTTTGCACTCAGGCCAGTGTATAAAAAGTTAGTTGCCTGATAAACATATCCAACGTGACCCTGTGATATATCTGCGTAACTAACAACAATCTTTGGCTTTGGTAACATTCTTAAAGATTTGGAAATTAATATAGAAGATTGGTTTTTAAAGTTATCTTGAAGGCACAACCTATTTAACTCTATAACTTTACTTGAATGTTCTTTACCACAAACACCTTCACAAAGTGAGGGAGATGGTGGTATTCCGTAAGTAATAACGCCAATAAGTTCAGATTTATTAAACAATCCAAATGCATTCATTATGTTTGGAATACGTTTTGCGTAATGTTTTTTAAGTAGCCAATTGTAAGTATCACTCGACTTTATAGGTATAACTTTTAAATCACTCATCTCACAGTATCCACTTCACTTCAGTTTTCTTATTGTCCTTCTTAAAGACAAACCAAGCGAATGCCATGACACCGCCAGACTTAAACTTACCATCAACATTAAATGACAGACGCTTTGAGAA